TTCGATGAAGTGAACGGGCTCTCGAGTATCTCGCCTGGACTCGACATTTACGATCAACCGGCGAGTAGTTTCAATCTCGTGTATCGAACGAAGATTGGCAACGATTTGTCAGCAGACTTCGGCTATAAGCTCCATATTCTGTACAATGTCATTGCCAATCCTGATAATGTTTCATACGATACTCTTGATGATTCTGGAGTTTCACCTGTCGAATTCGGGTGGTCTCTAAGCGGTACCCCGACAAAGCTTGTAGGTTTTAGGCCGACAGTTCATATTTCAATCGATTCGACCCAAACACCTCCTGATGTCTTTCGAGTCTTGGAAGATATTCTGTATGGAACGGAGACTGCTGATCCTCGTCTCCCTTCTATGTCAGAGATCGCTGGATATTTCGGTTATCTCCAGGAACTGATCGTTGTAGATCATGGAGATGGCACGTGGACGGCTATCGATGCTGCTGATAACTACATCACAATGCTCGATCCGACTACATTCCAGATCGACAATGCAGATGCAACATATTTGGATCCAGATACCTACACGATTTCATCCACGAGTCCTGGCTAGGAGGTGAAATGGCTACCGTTACTGGTCTTACTGCCGATCGTATGCTCGAGATTGAAGCTGCGTCGGTTATTGACGGTGACGTTGTCGATGGGCACCTCATCCTCACTAAGCACGGTGGGGATACCATCGACGCGGGTAGTGTAGTTGGTCCCCCTGGTCCTGAAGGACCGATGGGATCAGATCTTGACGTTCTTCTTCAGCAATCGATATTTGACATCGGAATGCCAAATCAGATTCGTGCTGGTCGAATGCTAGGTGCGCAGGATTTCACGGATCTTGGATTGGCTGTTCCAGAAGCGCTGTGGAATCTTTCTAACGCGAACGATTCGAGTGGGAATGGACACAACCTCACAGACAAGGGTGGAGTTACCTTTGCCCGCGGAATCGATGGAGTTGATACTCACAGTGCAGAGTTTAGTGGAGCAAGCGCGCTCTATGTTAACGATGTCGGATCAGCCGATGCACTTCGTGTCAGAGTCGGAACGTTTGCTGCATGGGTCAGAACAGCGAAACAGGGAGTTGTTCAGACCATTCTCTCGAAACGAGGCGCCGCAACTCAGCTTGGATGGTGGCTTCGAATTACAACGGGGAATGTTGCTCAGTTCGGTATCAGTGCCACGGGTACCACCGAGCTAAACATCAGTGGTCTCTCGAGAATCTGTGACAATCGCTGGCATTTCGTCGTTGGCGTGTTTGACGGCGTCTTGCAACAGCTTTATGTCGACGGAAATCTGGAAGCAAGCGCACTGCGTGGCGCTACGGGTACCGAACTTATATTTGGCTCCAGTTCGCCGGTAAACGTTGGCTCATATGGCGCAAACGCAGGTACTGCAGTTGCTGATTCGTTGTTCGGACGAGTCGATGAGGCGTTTGTAAGCTCTGAGATTCTCTCAGACGAAAAGATCTTCAATCTTTATTGCGCAAAGATCCTTCATACGCTTGGAAGTGTTCCATCTGGCGTTTCTCTGAACGTATATCCTGGATCCAAGGGTTCATCGCTGCTTTCTTCTGATTTCCCGACTGCTCCTCTTCGTCTGTACAACTTCTCAAACGGATCTTTGGGTGATGATGGCTCAAATGCTGTAGCTTTATCTGCTATCGGAACCCCAGTCAAGGTTGCTGGAGTCGATGGAACTAAAGATAATGCATTTAACCTTTCTAGCACTCAACGATTCACAGCTACAGATACAGGATTACCAAGTGGAACTGGCGCAACGTCTTATGGTTGCTGGGTCAAGTGTTCGAATGGTGCGTCCTCGGCGTTGTACCTTATTACCTGGGGAACTACTAACGGCACGAATGATAACCGTCTCTACATTGCCGCAGGCAACATCATGTTCGGTAATGGCGGCGGAACTCCTGTAACTGGACCGTTTATCTCAGATGGTAACTGGCATTTTGTCGTCATTACCCAGGAGAACGGACCAAGCGATGGCGTGAAGCGAAAGTTCTATGTCGATGGACGTCTTGTTGCCTCCTCGACGATTCTAAACTCTGTTGTTCTCGGCGGAGCAAACAAATTTGTCGTCGGCTCTTCTCTTGCAAGCGCAAGCAACTTCATCGGCGAAATCGATACGGTGTTCGTTACTGATTACGTGTTGGGTATGTTCGATATTACCAAGCTCTATACCAAGAGTCTTGTCGATCATCTCCCATCGCCGAAAAATGCCGGTGATCATGTCCAGGCAATGGATGACGATCATATTCTGGTTGCTTTCGATACTCTGGATATTGCCGATAAGGTGAGCCTGAAGGTGATGGCATGAGGTCTCTTCAGAAAGATATTCGCCGGACAACGGTGCTTACCACTATGGCCGCTATTCTTGATGCTGCTTCAGGTAATGGCATCTGGTCTGATGGAACGCCGTATCATATGGTTCGTACGAACACTGGTGAGTATACGCTGTATTTCGATTCACGTATATTTGTGCTCAGTGGCTCAATTGGACCAAACGCCTCAGGTAGGCAGTTCTACAAGTTCGAAGTTGTCAGTGCTGGACAATGTCGTGTTCAGGTTCTCGACTCAGCCGGTGCAGCAGCGAGTGTGCCCGCCGGAGGATTCGACGTAACTATCAATGTTCTTGATACGCGAACTTAGGAGCTTCCGATGAGATTTGAACTCTCCGGAAGTATGGCTCGTACTGATCCAGTGACAAAAGTTCTTGAAGACGGAGTTCCGTTTATTCCTGCGGACTGGATAAATCAAGGATTCAGTCATTTCGACGTAATTTGTATCGGTGGAGGCGGAGGACACGGTGGTGGTGTTGATACTGCAAACACCGGAACTCAGGTTAGAAATTACGGCGGAGAAGGTGGAGGTGGAGGATTCCAGCGAGTCCAAGGAATGCTCTCTGCGCTTCCGAGTTCCTGCCCAGTCGTTGTCGGTGATGCTGGAAGTGATGGAACGACTGTAAGTACTGGCACAGCGACTACAGATGGTACGGACGGTACATATTCGTCGTTTAACGGGACAACATGTCGGGCTTCGGGTGGTAAGGGCGGAAAACGAGCTCAGACCAATGCCATAACTGGTACGTCTCAGGCTCATGGCGGTGCTGGAGGTATTGGCAACACCACAGCTGCCGGTGGAGGAGGTGCCGGAGGAGTATGCGGTACCATTGGAGGCACTCTGAGTACCGATGGCGAAGATGGTCCTATAATCGACAACATTGGCCATGGCGGTGGTGGTGGAGCTGGTGGGATTGCCAAGTACGGCGTTGCAACCTCATATTTAGACGGAACCGCCGGAGGTAATGGATCCTGGAATCCAGACGATGTTCTAGTCTCCGGAGACGGAGAGGATGCTCAGACAGATCCAGGAACTGGTGTCGATGCGGTTAAACCTGGTCGAGGTGGCGGAGCTACTGCTTCTCCCATCAACGGTTTGCCCTACAACTACGGACAAGCCGGAACTGATGGTGCAGTTATTATTCGTCTCTCACAAAGGTGATTATGGGATCAACAATCCAAATCACACAGTCAGGTGACTTCAACTATACAGAACAATATCTAGAACACTTGCAGAAAGACAACCTCTCAAGTGTGCTGAATAAGTACGGAACATTGGGTGTAAATGCCTTGGCCAATGCCACACCAGTGGATTCCGGCTTGACTTCGGAGTCATGGTACTACGATATCGAGTCTCGGCCAGGGTATTACTCAATTCGTTGGCACAATAACAACGTGCAGGACGGATTACCCATCGCAATCTTGATTCAGTATGGACATGGCACCAGAAATGGCGGTTATGTCCAGGGTCGAGATTACATCATGCCTGCAATAAGACCTATATTTGACGCAATAGCAGCCGAAGCATGGAGGGAGGTGACCCAAACGTAAATGGCAACAGTTGACGACAAAGTCGTAGCAATGAGTTTCGAATCGAGCAAGTTCGAACAGGGCGTTGCTCGAAGTATCGATGCACTAAGCAGGCTTAAGGAATCGCTCAGGTTCACCGGTGCCACAGCTGGTCTCAATGAAATAGATAGAGCCGCAGATGGTGTTCAAACGGGTCTCCTCGCCAAGATTGGCGGAGCTATTGACGCTATTCTTCCCAAGCTCGATACACTGAGACTCGTTGCTATCGGTGTTATGTCTCAGATCGCTACTCGAGCGGTCTTTGCAGGATCTCAGCTGGTCAAATCACTTACTCTGGATCCTATCATCGAGGGATTCCATGAGTATACGACAAACCTGAACGCTGTTCAGACGATCATGGCCAACACCCAGGCCGCCGGAACAACGCTTAAGGATGTCAATTCGGCTCTGAATCAGCTGAACCAGTATTCAGATAAGACCATCTACAACTTCAGTCAGATGGCACGCAACATCGGTACCTTCACGGCCGCCGGTGTTGATCTAGATACTGCTGTCGGCGCTATCAAGGGTATCGCTAACCTTGCTGCACTCTCCGGTTCGAATGCAGACCAGGCCTCGACGGCAATGTATCAGTTGTCACAGGCTATCGCAGCTGGTCAAGTGCATTTGCAGGATTGGAACTCGGTTGTCAA